GCTAACGGTTTATACGCCCAATTATAGTTAGAGTTAGTAGGTGGAGTCTGGGGTTGCCGCGCTAACGGTTTATACGCCCAATTATAGTTAGTAGGAATTGGACTGCCCATAGGAATTGGACTGCCCCCCGGTGCGTCAGGAGGAATTGGACTGCCCATAGGAATTGGACTGCCCCCCGGTGCGTCAGGAGGAATTGGACTGTATGGGAGGTCCCCCCATTCCTGTTGGAAGTCCTCCGGTTCACTTTCACCCATCGGACCTCTCCCCTTCGACCAATGTACTCTCATCATATCAGCGAGTTGATTGAACTGTTGGTTACCAACTCCTGTGAATCCATACAAAGCTGATTTGTCCCCCGGTGCGTCAGGAGGAATTGGACTGTTAGGATCACGCGCGCGCGCTCTTGCCTCAAGTTTGTCCATCTCATCGAACATACTCATCTTCCCGAAAGAATCGAGCGCACCTCTTCTACGGTTCCAACTATCAAAGTTAGACACTATCAGACACCTCCCATGATGTTCATGCTACTCGACTCACTAGCTTGCCTTGTTGCCCCCACGGTGTTCATGTACTTCTCGTAAGGAACCCACGGCTCGTAGAATGCTGCTCTGGATTGATTATAGAAATCTTGTTCTGCTCCCCGGAGATCTTCTCCAGCGTTAAACAGGTTGCTTCCTCCGGCGGCATACATACCGGGAATCTGATCTCTCAATCCCATTCCCCACTGACCGACTTCTCCACCATATATCCCGGCATTGATCCGATTCTGAATATCTCCTGAGAACAGATCCGTTTCGGTTCCATACATCTGATTCATCATTTGTTCGCCAGTACCGTAACCACGATTGTACGCGCCGCCGCGAATATCAGAAGAGATACCTCCCATCATGCGACCGTAGTTATCAATCACTTCGGCATCACGGAGACCGAATCGAGTGTTATCAACTCCTCTTGCGCCAACAGATTCCGACATAACTCCTGCGAGATCTTTACCCATCATCTTTCTGACATCGAGACCGGCTGCATCGATACGCGCCTGAACAGTTGGATCATTCATTGATCGTTCTGCCATCGAAAATGGCAGGGAAGAATCGTGTTGAGGAATGTCGGCAGGATTATAAAATCCATTGTCTCTTCCGCGTTGAAAATAGTTGGCTGCATCGCGCATCATGTTTGTTCCTGACTGTCCCCAACCGTGATAGTCGTGCGCTATCTCAGGAATATAGCTGGCTCCTGTACCAACCATATCCGTACCCTGATAAATGCGAGGATCGAGGTCCGCAGTCTGTGGCTCCCCGAAAGCACCATATATCCCGGCTCTGTTCGGATTCCCTCTGCCCCCGATGTCCTGACCACGCAGCAACATTCTGCCCCAATCAAATCCCTCTTCCAGATAAGGTTGTTGCGGTCCCCACGGTCCCGAACTCGAACTTGATGCTCCGTAACCAAAACTCACCATCGTACTTCTCCTACGGCTCCAACACAGTAATTCTGTCTTCGAGATCGATTAACTTTGCATCGATCTCAGTAATTCTGTCTTCGAGATCGATTAACTTTGCATCGATCTCAGTGAGAGCCTGTTGAATCCTTCTAAATTCATTCACCACAAAATATCGTAACTCATCGAGAGTTTCAGGAGTTCCTTCCGCTACTCGGTAAGGGATGCGATCTGTTTCACCCATCAGTTATGCCCCTCTGAACGGGCATCAAGATCCATTCCACCAATCTGCCAAAAACCATCACTGTCGTTACTGTAGATCTCATAAGCCAGATACCGACCTCCGGGGAGTCGGACATCAACTTTGTAATCCGTGCCGATAACGTAATCGATATAACTCGTCCATGAGTACCCGATGTCCGGGTTCATCGACGTACCGAACCTGAATTGTACCGTACCTGTTCCTTTGATCTGAGGAAGGATACGGAAAATGTGTTTAAGTCCTTCGGTGTTTCCCTGATACACATCATCGAGATCGATGCCGGTACGGATTACCTGTGCCTCAAACGCCCCTCCATCTCTGTGCCAAAACTGTTCCCCGGCTTGATAGAAACGTCCGTCTTCTGCAAGGAAAATCAGTATCGCCTGAACCTCATCCTCACGAAACCCGGACCACTTTATTCCACTAAAGTCAGCCCAAGTGTCACCACCGGCATCAGCAGGAGGATAGGTAAGCGGATCTGTATTATCAAAATTACTCCACTTTACTGTTTCACCGGGGATCGGGGAAAAATCTGCCTTAATAAACTCCAGAGGTATCGCTTGAGACTGATAATCCTGATAACTGTATGTGTTGGTGTGCCAGTTATACACCAACGCTCGATCTAACTTTCCCTGAGAAATAGCCGAAGGAAACAGATATGCTGCGATCTTTTGTGATTGATCAGCAATCAGGTAAGGATCGACAGTATTTTCGTCTGCTGAAATCAGACTGTAAAAATCATTGTCCACTCTGTCCTTTCCAACATGGTTCACCCGTGAACCGTCCGTTGTGTATACACCGACACGTCCGACCGTGAGATGATAGGTATCAAATGCTGCGGTTGCGTTTCTCGAATAGATTCCGTTCTGAAAAACTTTACGAGTGGTCATGATCCCCGTGCCACCAATAAAGCTCATCGCATGAGCGGATCGATCCGTGTAGATCATGAAGGAGTCGTTCAGTTGCGCTCCGTCAACAATGATCCCGTCATTAGATGAGATAAAAGTTTTACCGGCTATATTATCAGTAGCAGTTACCCACGTCTGCGGGATTGAATTTTCCCCCGCAGCGTCAGACCACCGAACTGCGTTCGTCTCGGTACTGCCTCCTCCCTCGCTCATGTTCAGTGCAATAAGGAAATCTTTATAAGAGCGAATTACTTTTGCGACCCAATCGTCGTCCCAACCGGGGAGGTAAGCCAATGTCAACGGTTCAGCACCGAGATCCAGATACGCAGGAGTGTCCAACCCGTTATTGACAACGACAGTCCCACCAAAAATAGTTGTCTGCCATTCACCTGCAAGGTCGTATGCAGTACCGAGGTCAGGGAACAGATCTGAAGTCGCATCCCCCCAAGTGTTAGCCCCGGCATCGTAAACAAAAACTCGATCCTCATTGTGGTGGATCTCATCTCGACCCACCACAATCAGGTAAACATTATTGTTCCGGGACACCCATCCCTCGAACCAGATTGCTTCGTATCGTTCGGGGTTACCGTCGATCTCAGGAAGTTCTGCGATATCGAGCATCGAGTACCCGATACCCTTACGAACGTTCCCCTCACTGAAGATTACATTCTTCGCAGTAGTGACCGCTTGAATCGGAAGATCGAAATCCAGTACGTCAGTGTTAAGTCCTGCCGCGCCGAGACCTCTGATTGGTGCGAGTTGTGGTTTCATATGATAACGATGTCGTAACTATTACCAGCAATCCACTCATCGACCCCATACTGCCAACCACCGAGATCCCATGAAAAATCAGTGGTGTCATGCACAGCATTGTCGCTGATGCTGATGCAGTCGAGTGTTAAAAGTGGAAGCCCAGAGGATAGTTGTGTCCGAGAGGGACCTCCGTCCGCAAATACTCCAGTGACCTGTAAACTCGTGAAGTAGTCTGCATCTTTACCCTGACCTTTGAGTCCGAGGACAAGGTAAACTCCCCAAGGATATATAAATTGCGACTCCAACCTCTCAATATTCGATCCGTAAACAGGAAAAGGATCAGGATCGATAGTTCCGTAGGGTCCTTCAGGTGGGACAGCAACTACCTCTTCCGTATCAGCATAGTATCCCCACGCACATCCATATATACCGCAGTAACCCGTAGTCTCCGCAGCAACAACCGTAAAACTCAGTTGATTTGTCGCACCGTAAAACTGAGACATCTCCAACCCGTCTGGCTCGTCGGAGATCGATTCGTTTAAGGGGGGACCGTCAGGAACATACTCTCCTCCCCGGACGTAATCAGAGAAATTATCCGACCCCCCGAACTCGTCCTTTAGAGAACGGTTGTCTCCGAGTCCTGTTCCCCGTAAGCCGAGATTTCCGCTACCGACTATTGCCATCAATCTTCTCCGAAAGTTCCCGAACTGCTTCAATAAGTACCGCAACTAACTGTTGAGTACTGACACTAAGGAATCCATCTTCTCCCTCCGTAACCGCAGTCGGGATGACCTTCTGTACTTCCTGTGCGATCACTCCAACCTGTGGTCCGCTCCGTCCGCTATCCTTTGTCCAATCAAAGTGAACACCGCGCATACTGAGAATCGCATCGAGCGCACTGGTAATTGGTTCAATGTTTTCTTTCAGTCGAATGTCAGAAGAGATTGTCCAATCTACCGTTGCGGTTCCCGTACCGGTTACCGCGATCCCTAAGTCAGTGACATCGACTATCTTCGTGCCGGTACGAACGATCTCAACGTCATCATCCTTAAAGCGGACCCCTGAGTCAGACACTGTGCCTATGATGTTCGGGTTAGAAAGTGTGCCGTTCGCATCGAATATGATCTGATCGTTGGCAGTTTCAAAGTGAATATCGTTGCCGATAAATATTCCGCTCCCGGTCAAAGAAATACAATCAATTCCATTACGAGCGAAGGCATAATCGTCCGCAGAAGAGAAATACATCCCGGAATCATCATTAGTACTTCTGAATTGACAATTAGCGTTTGTCCCGGAAGATGAGACCACGACGCAGTTTGTCCCGGCTCCTGTGAGATCTAAATTTGCGCTATCAAGGGTAAGGTCTTCAGTGAATATCCAATCCCCTGTAGCAGTCCACTCACCGTTCACCGTACAGAGACCGGCAGTAGTGAGATCGAGTTGATTATCTAATTCATTTAGCGCAGACGAAGTGAAAGTGATTGCGGTTGCGGTAAAGTTCGGGAAATTTGATTTCAGGACTCCCTTGATCGCAGTTATCTGATCCGCACCTTCAACCGCAAAACTGCCAACAGCAGGATTGTTTACGTCTAACTCGGATATATAAGTTGCGGGATCGATTGCCATATCAGGCTCCTATACTGCGTAAGGAGAACCCATGACTTGAGTGCTGCCACTCTTGTCCTGTCGCTTACGCTCAGTGTTAAGTTGATTTACGACTGCTATCGCTTTATTCAGCCAATGTTGAGATGTTTGATACTCTTTAATGAAATCGAATCCTTCAGCAACAGCAGCAAATAAAAGTGCGTCATACGCTACATCGATCACAACATTAGTCGGGTTACCGACCGTAATCGGAGCAGGGTTGCCGTAGTACGAATAAGAAACTTCTGTACCAACCGCAGGGTAAAAGTGAAAATTGCTCATCTCCCGTGCGACATAGAGCGGACCCCATGCTGCTCCGAGAGGAACTCCCCGATTGTTGATCGTTATCGACCGTAACCTTTGCATCGGGACCATCTCAATCTTCTTACCTGTAGAGTCGATCCAGAATCGATTTGCCTCCAAGTAGTCCGCAGGGACGGCAAGATGAGAGTCTGCGTCCGGGGTTGCCGCGCTAACGAGAATCTCCATCTCTCGACAACGCAGATCCCGGTAAACTTTTCGCTCACCGAGATCTATAAAACTAGGAACGTTCTCATCGAGATCGTTGCGATTCAGTTGAAGTTTGATGTCATCAAACAGATTGGTGTACGTCTGAGGCATCACTTATCTCCTTGACGACGATGAACCTTCTGATTCGTAGTCATCAGGTGGGGATACTCCGACTGAATAACTTGAAGAAGTTTTTTCTGCTCCTTCTCACCGTGAAGATTCATAGCGTCAATACCGTGTTCCCGCTTAATCTTCATGACAACAACGATAGGTAAAGACGCAACACGTCTCATCTCGTTGTTTTTGTGAATACCGACTCGCTCTTCATATTCACGAGCCTCTTCAGCAATCTTCTTGAATGGGTCAATAGGTTGAGACAAGCGAGACCGGACTTCTCCAGTATCCTTTTCCCACCGTAAAGCAGACGTGATGTCTACTTCCCGTGTGCCAAACTCGTTAATCCGTGCTTTACCCAACTTACCGCCCCTCTAAAGACAGAGGGGCAGCACTCGGACGATCAGTCCCCACTCACCACTAAAGGCGAAAAACCAATACCACGAGTGCTGCCCGTGCCTATGGTTTAAGCGTCGTTACAGTTGATGATGATCCCTGACGCATCCTCGTTTTCGAGGACGAGAGTCAGTTCACAGTTCAACAGACGACGAGTGTTGTCACCGGTCTTAGCAAGCGGGTATGCCGTCATCGGTCGCAACTGCGGAATCGACCAACGGTCGGTTTCCAGAAGCAACATCGAGGACGTATCTGTAGCCGCACCAACACCCGGACCCTGCAACCATCGGTTGAGAACAACCGAAAGCGTTCCGAACGGACTGATATACACGTCAACTTTGTTAACGAGTTTCGACTCGTTGCCGAAGTCGCGCAACCGTTGGGAAGCCGCAGTCGGATCGATGTATGCGAAGTTAGCAACGCGCAGCGAGTGACCCGGAGTCACCATCAACTGATTCGCATCACCACCGAGTTGAAACATAGCCTGATGAATTGCGAGAATGTGAGCCTCCGTAACATCAGGCACTGCTTCACTCGAAAGGTCGGTAGTCGTATCCGAACCGATCAACGCTTCACAACTCGCAAGGGTTCGCGCAACACTGGACGAACCGACTGCGCCGGTCTGACCGTTTCCGACTAGCGCAAATTCGATGTCCCTCCGAAGTTCCCGCCCTTTTTTCATCATTTGGTAATCCATTTCATCGGATCGTCCGTACAATGCCGTGGATTCCATCGTGCCTGACACCGCCGCACTCTCCTCGAAGATCTGCGTCCAGTTCGTTTTCAGAACCGTTGCAACCCCGGTATTGACAGTGGTCGTTTGCCCTTCAGTGATTGCTTGTGCCGCAGGAACACGAAGATAGTCTTCCTGCCAACTGTGGACCGGCTGAATTGCCGTGGTCTTACGAAACTGCGAATAACACGGAGTATCGTAAGGTGAGATGAGACCAATGATCTCTTCGATGTCCTCTTTCTTACCTTCGGTTTCGTAGGTAATCTGAGGGACCGTTAAAGTTGTGCCTGATGTATCGGTCATAGTTAACTGCTCCTATAAAGCACTTAACCTTTAACGTGAGGGAGTTCTTCTCCGAGCGTTAGCTTTACGACGAGCCTGAAGCAGTCCAACCGCATCGTCTAAACGACCCGATTCGGCTACTTTCTTTCCCGCCATATCCGCTATACGCACCGCAGATCGACTACCCGCACCTTGAGGTTTCGTGCGAATGACTTTCTGAGGTCCCTTCTGGTTACGTCGCAGTTTTTGCTTCGCAACTTTAGAACCCCTGCGGTACGCAAGAGCATCGTTAAGAACAAGGAAAACATTTGGGTCGATCCACTGAAGAACTTCTTCTCGTGGAAACCCGTAATGATCAACAGCAGAATCAATCATCTCATAGTACATACCGGTATTCCAGTTTGGAATACGCATACTGAGTACACGGTTTGCTTCGACGGCTGCACTCTTCATCGCCCCTTTGTGACGTGCTTCAGTTTCCTGAAATGCCTGACCTATTTCGCGCTCTCCACGCTGATAGTTCTCTATGGCAACGTCACGCTGCGCTCTCAAAGCAGTAAATTCTTCGGGTCTTTCTTTCGCAAGTAATTCCCAATTTACCGCATCAAAACGCTTGACTTCGGCTGCGTTCGCACTCTGAATCTGACCGAGTCGCGCCATAAGTTGCTGCTCTGCCCCACCCAGATGTTTTCTCTGATCTGCGAGTTCTTGCGTTTTGCGTTGGTAGTCATCCTGCCGCATGAAGCCGAGACGAACATCTTCTTCAGAAACCTCACCAACACCTTCGATGTTGTAAATCTGAGGTTCTGCTTTTGATGGATCATCCTCGAACTCACTCCCCAGTTGGTCTGACTGATCGGGGTCATCTGCTTCCGCATCTAGCAGTTCCTCTTGATCTTGGTCGGACTCCGGGTAGTTGTCCTGCTCTGTTGCAGTCAACGCTTCCTCCTGATCGAAACCAGCACCAGACTCCGACGAATCGTCGATTAGTGCAAGCGGGTTTGCCTCATCAAGAGATGACGGCTGTTGCGGTTCTCTACGAGCCGCTAAAGCCGCAGCAGCAGATTCTAATGTATTGAAAGACTCCGGTAATGGTTGGTCTGCCATACTAATCTGCTACCTATAAAAGTGGATCTTCAGAATCTCTAGGAGCATCTTTGATCTGCTCCGCGAGTTGTTCTGCTTTCTTCAGACTCGAATTTAACTTTAAAACGATGCCTTGTAAACCCCTAGCTGTCTGATATGCCAATTCGCGCCGGTCTGAGTCTTTGGGAGCCGACAACAAAAAGTCGTTCAAACACTCTTCGAGGGACTCCTGATAGAATTGGTTAAAACCCTCATCATTCAAAAGGGTCCAAGCTATTTTCGCTTTCTGATGAGTCTGAAGGATCATCTCCTCCTGACTCCGTGGAGAGGGGGTCCTCTCTGACATCTGCCGGTGAAGCCACTTCTCGAATAGCCCCCGGTCCAGTGCTGCCGTCATCGTTGGACGGTTGTTGTTTTTCTGCATTGTTAGCCCGTCTGCGTAAGTTGTCGTTCAACGTCTTACTGATTTCACTGTTCAACTCTCGACGTGCAGCCATCCTATCGGCAATACTTCCAGAGCGCAAGTTACGACTACTCTCACGAATTTCTAACGTCCGTTTGATGTTTGCTTCAAGAGCCGCAAGATTAACTGCGGCAAGACCTTTAGGCTTACTCTTTGCCACGGGGACACTCTCCTTCTTCGTTGCTTTTTTCTTGGTTTTCTTTTTAGCCGCTTTTTTCGCAGTCATCATAATATCCTTTCGCAATTATAGAATTGTACTCGCTGCGGTATATATCCCGGTCGCGACAGCCGCTCGGACACGATCCTGAAAAACTTTTCGCTTTGCTTGTACTAAGGGATCGTCATAAACATACCAGTTTGCGTGTGCCGCAGGGTCATCCACCAAGGCATTTGCCCATTCTTCGGCTTTATCCATCTTCCACATTTCAATCGGCTCCATGATCTCCCCCATCGCTCGGAGCGTCTCCATGCCGGAAATTGTTCCCGGAGTGTAATTGATTAGTGGATTCTCCGCGTAATGGTTATACGCTTCCATAGGAGACCTATCACCGGGTGTCATCACTGCGAGTGCGCCGAGTCCTGCTCTTGTCATATTGGCGTACTCCGAACCCATCACCAGTCCAACGTCTCCCAGACCCCGGTATCCATCTGTCTGCGCTGCGCCAATGTCAATTCTTTCTCGAAGTGCGGCTCGTCCTTCATCTTTCTCGAATAGCCCCCGGAACGCATCTGTCTGCGCTGCGCCAATGTCAATTCTTTCTCGAAGTGCGGCTCGTCCTTCATCATCGAGCGCACCTTCACGGAAATGTTCGCGACCTTCGTTACGTCGTTTACGAGCCTCGTCATCGAGCGCACCGGTCCCGCCGGTCTTCAGGAACTCATCGAGCGGACTGGAAAGATCCTCGGCAGGGAAACCTGCCGCAGAGTTCATAACATCGGGCATAAAAGCCCCTGAGTCACCCCCAAGAAGCGAGAGCGCACCTGCACCACCTGCACCACCGGCGAGACCGGCGAGACCCCCGGCAATACCTTCGAGACCACCGGCAAGACCACCGGCAAGACCTTCGATACCGAGTCCGGGTGGGATCGCTCCGAAAAACGACTGCCCGTTCTCAAGAATGTGATTACGAAGTTCCGGGGTCATCTTTACCATCGGGAAATCGAGAGTGTAACCACCTTGATTCATCGGACGGTATACCAGTTCGAGTGTTCCTTTCGGGACACCCATCTCGTTCTCTAACTCCCCCAAGTATTTTATGATTTGCGGGATGAACGTCTCATCGTACAGTCTCCCTGTGTAGTCACTCTGAGGACCGTAAAACTCATCGAAGATGCTCTCGACCTGTTGAGACACCGCAGGGTTTTCCGCAATATAAAGCTCCTTGGCTTCGTTGAAACGAGCGAGAGCATCAGCATCAAGGTTCCGTTTGACGGATAACTGATCACCCGAGAGACGGCTTACGTCCGTAACCCGTCTACGGACTCCATAATTATACGCCCCACGTTCGTTCTGAAACCCAACCCCTCCGTTATCCCCTACGATATTCCCGTCTCTATCTTCGAGAACCCATCGACGTTCGTCTTGGGTCACTTGATGAGTCTCTTCAACCCCCCCCATACCGTTATCAATTCGATGACGTCGCGCCCCGGAACGCAGATCAAATTCTAGATCCGCGCTGTCAGAGAGATTCCGAGCAAAAGTCCCGTCAGGAAGTCTTATCTTCCACACATCGTTTGTGACAGAAAATGTTTTCAGTTTCGGAGTCCCCTGATCTGCCAGAAGTCTGTCCACTTCCGGGAAATCCATGAGAGCCAGATCTTCATCCGACAACGCTTCTCGAAGATTGCTGTCCTCTACCATCTTCCTCCGAACGGCATCCTTTACCGAGTTATCTCTCGGCAAAGTTCTAATGTAATCACCCCACACTACATTATTGTTAGCGTCCCAAACTTTGAAAGACAGATCTTCATCCGTATCATAATGGGAAATGGTGAACTTTTTCTCTTGTGGACGACTGGCGGAACCATACGGGGTCCCGTCTAATACGCTTTCTTGGATTACGTTTCGAGGATTGTTGGTGTTGCCATCTTGGTCAAGTCTAAGCAATTTCTTTCTTATGTGATTATAAGGATGTTCGATGCCGTTGGGATAGCCTCCTCCCTCTGGGTCCCAAGCACGTCCTGACCATATGTTATCGACAGGCTGCCCCACGTTGTTGGTGGGGGAGGTCCACATCCGGTTTTGAGCCATACCAAGCATAAATGCTGCGTAGTCTGATCCTTCGACCGCAGCCGCTTCGAGTACTCCTTTAGCGTACTGCTCTCCGGGCTTCACTCCCGCTTTGGATTTTTTTCCCGTCGTCGGCATCGTCGTTCCGGGCGCAGGAGAAGGTCTTTGCGAGTACTGAAGCTCTAGATTTGCCATGTGCTGATCGAGCGCACGTTGCGCGGTTTGACCGAACGAACTGTTCTGCTCCGCACTCGTTACCCACTCGTCGAATCTAGCCTGAACTCCTGCGTCTCTACCCGGAGCCTCGTGGTAAGTCATCTTCCCATCTTTATCGCGCGCACCAGCATAGTTAACTGAAATTTCGGGGAGAGTACCTCCTGTCGGAATGATTGCTCCAGTATCTTTGTGTCGAGCGAAAGAAGTATTCCATACGTTACGAGGACCCGGATTTGTATAGTTCTGAGGATTCGAGTTACGCAGAGTCGCGTTTACTAACTGATTACGTTGCTTGTATGTATCAAGTGGCTCCCAATCATTGGCATCGAACCCTTTATCCCTAAGCTCAGTTCGTTTTGTTTGTAGCGCAGCGAGTCCACCCGGTGTAGTGATCCCCCCGAAATTGTATTCCTGAATACCAATGTCACTCTGACTCTCAAGACCGAGAGTTATCTGCTCTCCGGTAATCGGATCGTAACGAGTAGCCTGTCTCCAGTGATACAAGTAAAACGGATCGTTCCACCATCTTCGATGCAGTTGAGGTTGTGCCTGTGTGGTTCCACCATCAACTTTAGGTCGATCAAAACTGACAACACCTTCTCGGTACTCATCAGTGCGCGTATCATGTCCATGTTTACCCATTGCGTAATTGCGTTCCATGGCATCGGCTGGTTGGCGGTCACGCGCAGGGGGGACTTCAGTTTCGGCTTTAAGATTTGTGAGTTCTTCCGTCAGTGCTACCCGCTCGTCGTGCAAAGCTCCAAGTTGTGTGCGGTTAGACTCAAGATTACGGAGAGCAGCCTCCGGGGGGAGTCCTCCAAGGATTGCTTCCTCACCGAACAGACCCAACGCTCCCGTGTTTGACGGTGAGCCGGACTCTCCGAGTCCACTCAGCAGCATTTTTTCCTGTGTCTCCCCAGCGGAAACCGCATCGTCCAACGTCGTCATGTTGCGATCCGTTTCCTCCAGATATGCAGAGATAAGATCAAGGTTAAATTGATCTACCGGGTCCATCGAGTATGGATCAATCGCTCCAGTCTCTAACGCTCGACCGAGAATAGACTGAGTAATCGCAGGTTGGTTTTCATCGAGAAATCGCTTCGCATCTGCCGCAGTGATATACTCCGGGTGTGCCTCAAGGTACTGTTGGAGTCCCGTATAATAGAGTTCTTCGTCAGAGACTCCATTCTTTCTTAACAATTTGAGGATGTGGGGACCGGTGGCTTTCTTTCCGTCTCCGAGTTTACGAATGATCTTGGTATTGAAACCGTTCGCGGTCGGTATCGGCTCCAGACTGAGCGCACGGTCTGACTTTAACCAGAACGGAAACTGCCGAACCCGACCCGCATTGGGACGACGTTTCGGGGTTTGGGATTCTAACTCGGCATGAGCCGCAGACAGAGCGTCGTCGATCCAATCTACTGTCTCAGCGGCAGGACGGACAGGAGTCTCTCGGTACGGACCAACGATAGGGGTGTCACTCCCTGTCTGCGGAAGACGACCGGACTTTCCTTCAGCCCCGGCTTTTTTCCCAGCACGTTTTAGTGCTTGCCCAATTACTGCGCCAATTCCGGGCATAGTTTTACTCCGGTTTTATTGAGAGACCACCGGCAGAAAAGCGACCCCAGATCGCTAACGCACCACCAACAGTCTGAAGGAGGCTATCCCCGGTTGAAGTAATGAGTGTTGTATCGTCACCCGTTAAATTGACTCCCACAGCAGGGAGTAGTGCCGGGAGTGCCATTACAACAACTCCCCAGATCGTTTTACTCTTTACAAACCATTTCATTGTAGACTCCTATTTACATTCCCGATTAGCCGGGGATAGTTGACACAGTTTATCAATCAACCGTTCAATGTCTTCCTGAGTGTACTGGTTCTGCGGACCACGACGCAACTCGCGTATCTGTTCCTTAATTTTAAGAGCCAACCCGAATTGGTAATCCTCTTTGAACTCGGAAAACACCGACTCACGGAGATACGTTGCGTCCACAAAAGCAAGAACGGAACCGACTCCGGCAAATATAGAGATCACAACTGTAGCGGGGATGTTCACCGGGACATTCATCGTTCCCCTCGGCTATAGTGATTCCCGTCATGGAATCGACCACCCCAAGAGTTTTCCGGTCGGATCGATTCCCAGAACTCACCGAGTAGCCGGTGAGATTCTGTTGAAGTCTGAAACCCCCCATCAATGAAGAGATTCAGATCGATTGCCATGCGGTCTTTATGCTTGCTGTCGCTCGTCCCACCAACTGCTTCATTCTGCTCGTCAGTACGGTATAAATTACCCCCGGTCAGTTTCATACCCTGTCCGTCCGCGAACTGAATCAGTATCGCTACGTCTTTGAGAAACTGCCACTGTTGATCGGATTTACCCATTGTTCAGTGCCTAGCCTTTGCATCTTTTAGCCATAACTATTCACTCCCAACGCGACAGGTCGCTCCTGTCGTTTTTCCAATACAAGTTCTTCCGTATCAATATATCGATCCCACATTTCTGAGTTAATATCGAACAGTAAACGATTCTGTGCAAGACCACCGTCACGTTTATCACTCATGATTTCGTGAGTGAATTGCCCGTCCTTGCGTCTCTGTTCGTCCTTTGCGACTTCAGTTTCGAGTTCCAGTTTGCCGATCTTAACCTGACTTTCGACCATCGCTTTTGTCTCAGCAGTAGAAGCCATCCTCTCTCCTGTAGAAGCCATCTTCTCTCCTGCCTGTGCTTGTTTAACCATCAGTTGCATCTGGAACTGTTTCTCTTCTTCCCTCTCAGCTTCAACCTTCTGTATTCGTTGCTGAACTTCAGGATTTTGCGGGTTACCGAGGAACGCACTGCCCGTTACACCGAGCAAATCGTGTACTCGTGTCCAGAGAGCGTATTTCTCTTTGATGCCGTACAACACTCCAAGTTCAGGATCTTCTTTCTGCGCCCGGTCAAGACCCATCAACAACATCGCTTCCTTCTGTTGTTCCTCTGGAGTGAGAGCCGTCTCAACGATCAGATCCTCTCTCGGTTGCCAACCCTGCGGGTTGATCTGTTGCATCTGACCACCGACATTCGCAGAAACGATCTGACCGTTCTCGATGCCGAGTGTATAAATACGTCTGAGTAGCGGCTTGAAACACTCTTCTGCGAACCGACGAATCGTCGTCATGATTTTCTCATTACCGACATTCATCAGAGCGTTGATCATATCTTCTGCGTTCTGATGCGAAATGATCTGCTCGTTTTGCAGACCTTTAGCCATCCGAGTATCACCTGTGCGCGACTCCTTCTGAACCTGAAGTGTTTCGAGAACTTGGAATGTAGCCGGGTTCAGTTGAGCAGTTGGGACGGGAACGATGTCCTGCGGGGAAGGCGTATCAATAATTGCCCCAATCGGGTTATCGAGTACGTCTCTGGGGTTTCGGATGATCTCCAGATTAGCAGCCAATCTCGTAGTATTTGTGAGCCACACATTATCGATACCACCTCGAATGATGCTCGTGATGGAACGCTGGAGATCCATCGTGACATCCGAGTAGGACATCCCGATTGCTTTGTGTGAGATACGAATCGGACTGAAGAAGAAGTAAGGCATCTCATCAACTCGCTGTTTATGGATAACCGTGTCTCCAGCCATAATGATTTGCCAGAGTTCGGCTTCATCGTCGTCGTCCATATCAAGTCTGAGGTACGCTTCATAAACATGGATAATCCTACGTTCGTTCTCTCCCTCTTTCTTGTTCCATCTCCATGAATCATCGAAAGAGTGTCGAGCGTGTTGTTCAAAATCGTATTCGAGACTGTCCCCGATACCGATTGTCTCGATAAGATCAGGATCGTACCCATCTTCTACCAGTTCAGAAGCCGTCATCTCCGACCGTTGACACTGAAAATTCGCTTCGTAAGGATTCGTTGCTGAACCATCAACGTAAAAGTCTTCAGGTGGGATAACCTCGACCCTGACTTTCGAGTTATCAACTAATTTTACAACTTCAACAGTTACCACGTTTTGAATTTGTGGTACTGGACCCTGCGGGGTCTGCATCATCGTCTGTTTAGTTTCTTCGCTCAGAATGCGTGATACCTCAACGTCGGGCTGCGCGAGGAGCATATTCAACTGTTCACGAGGAAGATCCGTAAGGATTTCATACTCTTTAGTGTACCGAATGTCCCACCAACACTTAATGACGCACTGTTTAAGGAGCGCAGCATCATGCGCTGCGTCTGTGATGATGCCTACCCCATCGTTGTGCCTATAAAAACACGAGTTGACGTACTTGGTTGCTACTTCTGCTTGTTCAATGTCCTGCTCATCGAGCGGAGGAAAGTTGACAACCTTCTGATTCTCGGTAAACGTGCGGACCATCTTCGCTTTGAACG